CTGATGCACTGAACCAACGCACTGGTGATGCACGCTATCTGCCAGCAGGTGGTGGCCCATTCTTGCCACTGAGCGGTGGAACACTGAGCGGTGATCTGGTGTTGGGTGGCGGTGCGAACGCTGGCCCACCCACTCTGCGGCTGACAGGTTGGGGTGCAACAACTGGCACAATTGGCCCAGGCGATACCTTCTCTAGCTGGCTTGAAATCAAATCGCCAGACACAATTAACATAGACGCTGGTTCTGGTGTCAATTTCTCATCTGGCAGTTCACTTATCCAATTAACATCTGGATCTGGTATTTCCATTGCCTCACCTGGCAATATTACAGTTAACAAAGACCCGATCACACCGCTCGGTGTCGCGACCAAGCAATACGTTGACGCTGCCGTGGCACCGTTGCTCGCTGAAGTCGCCTCGCTGCGCGCGCGGCTATCATAGGAGACAGCTATGAGCGGACTGCCGGAACAAGTCAGCGACAACGACACCGTTCCTCAAGTTGCAGCATCCATCGGAGTCTAAGTAGTGTATCTCAACAAGACCAGTGGCAACCTGAACCCTCGCGGTCAACAGCCGCAGAGCAACTTGCAGGTGTCTACCGTTCGGTCATTCGAGGGTGGACTGAACGTCACCGATACCGACCTGAACATGTCACCGAAGTTCGCCAAGGTGTTAGACAACCTTGAGCGTAGCATCGATGGCGCGCTTGCACTGCGTCCTGGCACGAAGTTGTTCAGCAACCAGTTGGGTGATCCTGCTGACATCGTGAATTGCTATTACTTCATCGATCACATCATCACGATACAGACCAGCGGTAGGATGTATAAAGTCGCTGCTGATGGCAGCGTTGTAGAGATGCTGATCAGTGCAGCGACGCCATGGCCAGCGGGTGTGACTGAAGTCAACTTCACAATCTTCAACAGTGACCTGATCATCTGCAACGGGCGTGACAAGCCACTGATCGTCAGTGGCGATCCAACCAATGCAAACTACTTGCTGGTGCAGTTCCTCGTTGATCTTGCTGAGATCTCGAATGTCAACACGCCTGTCGGCAAGTATGTAATCGCGCATTCACAGTATACATGCATCGCTGGTGTAGCGACTAATCCCAGCACACTGTTCATCAGCGCACGTGGCACGAGTGGGACATACTTTGGCGATCCGGCACCGAACGACGCTGTTAACGTTGACCTTGGTCCTCGCGTGTCTCTTGGTTCCGCTACGATCACTGGATTGGTGGCCTATCGTGACAAGTTGCTGGTTACGTTCGAGCGTGGAGTGTTGCCTGTCAACTTGGGTATCTACACTGGCACGCCAGCAGTGCATACTCCCAGCGATGACGGGTTCATCGAAGAGTATGGGTGCCTCACGCACAGGTCGCTCATCTCAGTGGGAGACGATACCTTCTACTGCGACAATGTGGGAGTGAATTCGATCACGCGTGTGAACATGTTCAACACGCTACGACCTGTCAGGGCGAGTCACCTGATCGATCCCATGATCACAGGGATGGTTCAGCCACTGACACATGCACAGATCAGCAAGTCAGTGTTCGCAGTCTACGATCTGCGTCACTTCCGCTACATGCTGTTCGTGCCGTCGTTTGCTGCGGATGGTGTGACCATTACTGAGACCGTATGCTTCAGCTTCACCAACATCCCTGCACTGAAGATACAAGCATGGGCACGTCTGCGTGGGTGGATATGGCAGGCAGCATGTAGGACTGCGTTGCAGAACGTGATCTTCGCACGCGGCAACAAGCTGTATTCATATGACTTCGATAACCTGACTGCTGGTGCTGATCGACTGAATGATCCAGCGGTGAACAGTAGCAGTGGTGAGCCGATCACGTTCGCATGGGAGATGCCATGGGCTGACTTCAAGCATCGCATGGATATCAAGCACACGCGGTATATCGCTACCGACACGCAGGGCACTGCGGAGTTCTTGGTCGAAGCGTTCGTGGACAACATCCTCACGTATCACGGTGCGAATGCTCCGCTGCTATCTGCGAAGTTCGTGGGTGGCAGCAGCACAGGCTACGGAAATATGCCGTATGGTGATGCACCGTATGGTGGTGGGAGGCGGTCGAGTGACGAGCGCCTGTTCGCGTGGGTCGCTAAGTTCAAGCTGATGAAGTTGCGTTTCAGTGGTGCGACCAAGCAGAAGTTGAAGTTCATCAGTGTGTCGTTGGCATACGTCCACGGTGGCATTCGGAGGTAGCGATGTCAATCAACGTCACACCGAACTTGAAGCTCAGTGTGCCTGACTTTGATCAGGTGCCTTGGGATACGGATGTTAATACGAATTGGGCTGTGTTGGATGCTGCTGTTGGTTTGTTCACTGCCATCCCAGATATGACCGGTGTATGGAAGAACGCAACCGCATACGCATATGGACAGTCAGCGGTCGACTCGGCAGACAGCAGCATCTGGTCATGTGTGCAATCACACACAAGTTCTGCTGCACCACTGTCGTTCGCAAATGAGCGCGTGTCATTCCCTGGGCGTTGGGCATCTACTGGACCGAGTGCGCAGTTCTGGGCAGATCAAGCAGCGGCATCGTCATCGAGTGCAGCAGCTAGTGCAACAGCGGCAGCTAACAGTGCAGCAGCAGCAGTAGGTGCATTGCCACTGACCGGTGGCACGATGACTGGCTTCATCACGCTGCATGCTGATCCCTCAGCAGCAATGCATGCTGCAACGAAAGAGTATGTAGACGCACGCGTTGGTGGTGTGGGATACCTACCAATCACTGGTGGCACATTGACTGGTCCGCTGTATGCCGGCGGTAATGGCATTGGCTACATGAACATCGCAGTGGCAGATCGTATACTGGTAGGATTTGGATGGAATGGGGCAATATATGCCACAGTGAATGGAGCAGTCTGGGGAAATCTAGCCACACAATCGTATGTCTACAATGGCTTTCTACCACTCACAGGTGGTAATCTGACAGGGACAATTTACACGACAGGTGAACTACAAGCTGCTTCAACAGTCAGGCTAGCATCGAGTGGTGCATTCTTTACCACAAATGCCAGTGTGACAGCAATCAATTGGGATAGTAGTGGCTGGCAGTTGCAATACATTCGTGCTAGTGGCACGCTTAGGTATCTTGATGCCAGTTCGAGGGTGTTGTTTAACTTCGATGGAAGTGGCAACCTTCAGGCGCTTAATAATATAGCAGCTCTTGGTGATGTGTTTTCGCGCGGAGGTGGTATCTATTGGGGGGCTGCTGACCGCTCGCTTTTATACAGTGACAATTCAACCCTCACAGACATGCGTATGTTGGACAACTACATGTGGCGTCTCAATTGGTCCACTGGTGTATTGCAATGGCTTCGCTATGATGGCGGCGAGGTGTTGAACATCAATCCCAACGGAAATTTGCGTGCAAACCAACACATAACTGCGGTTGGTGGCTTGTTTGCCCTCAATGGTGCAATGTCAATGAATGGTGATGCTAGTGTTCGCGTCATGCAGTTTGGTTCCAACTTCTATTGGACTTGGAACATATCTACAGGTAACCTAGACTGGGTAACAACATCCGGTAACATCTTCGAGCTACGTCCTGCAGATGCTGCAATAGGCAACAACGTCAGCGTTGTGTTTGGCAATGGGGCATTCGTCAACATCTCGGACGAACGCATCAAGCAGAACATGGTTGATGCTCCATGGGGACTGCCTGAAGTGTTGCAGATCAACCCGATCCGTTTCAATCGCGTGGACAAGACACTTGTCGAGACCGGCTTCTCTGCGCAACAGCTAGAGTCCGTCATTCCTGATGCTGTCTACATTCCTGGTGCGGTAGATGGTCTGAAGGGTGTGCATATCGATCCCATCGTAGCTGCACTGGTCAATGGGATGAAAGAACTCAACACGCGGCTGACAGCATTGGAGGGACTATGATGGAACCACAGCGGATCGATCCTGAGACACCACTGAGCGTGACTATGCCTGCACGTGAGTGGGAGCGTGTGTTGCAGGTGTTGCACAAGGCACCGTATGAGGTAGTAGCCCAGGCGATCAACGCCATTGTCGGTCAGTGTGTGAATGCAAATAGTCCCCCTCAGTCTGGATAACCTGAGCTATGCGGTTGGACTGGCCAAGGAGTTGCATGGCCTTGGCACGTATGGACAGCATGGCCCTGTGTTCGACTGGAACTGGTGCCGCAACACGATGACCTACACGCTGAGTGATCCGAACTACTACTTCAGGCTGGCACAGGATGATGATGGTGGATACGTCGGCGCGGTGTGCGGCAAGGTCGTGTCCTTCTATTTCAGTCCACGCGGCATGGGTGTGGAGGATGCATGGTATGTGCGTGAAGGCACACCGAAGCGCGCTGCGATTGGCA